ATGTCCAATAGTATGGTTTCTTTTTACTGATTGATTCAGTTTAAATTTTTGTCCTACTGGCATTTTGAGTTTTCGTAAGTTTTAATCTCTTTGGCGGTAAAATCTTTTACCTGTAATTTTGGTATTTTATTAATTTCATAATTATGTTTCACAATGGCTGTTCTAATGTGATCATTAATCCAGTTTCCATCATTTACTGTTAGGTCTGCTCTTGAATCTTTCGTTATATATATTTTATGATCCACTCCACGAAGTTCAACATCAAGTAATAATCTTACTAAGTTTTTTCTTCTGTTTTCCTGCAAAAATTTTAATTTTTTGCCAGATTGTGTTTCTTCTCGCTTCATTTTCTAGTTCACTGATTCGTTTGTTAATAGCATCATATCTGACACAATATTCTTTCATATCCATGTTTTCAAAAAAATACTGTCTTTCTAATTCAGCAAGTTGGTACTGGTAGTTTTGGATCAGATCTTTATTTTTCATAAAAATTAATTCAACTTGAGTGTTCTTACTTTTCTTGCAATATCCCAAACAAAATCTGTATAAAATTCCATATCTTCTTTCTTATAAATTAATAAACCTTTGTATGGTTCATACTCCATAGGTAATATTCCATCTGTTTGTTTAGGATTATCTCGACCATAAGGAGTTTCTAAATCACAGTCGTAACAATTAACACTAATTCTATCAGGTCCAGCTTCACCACAACAATCTGAGTATTGAAGCCACTTACCACATCTAGGACATGGCATATAAGGTTCATCCTTATACAACAAATAATCTAATGGATCACCTGAAAGTAAAGAGCATCTTGTATATACTTTAGGAGTTTGTATTGATTTTTTGAATAAATCATATTTTAAATTATATGTTTCATTAAATGGTTTTATCTCTATCCAATGTTGTTCATTGCTTGGTGTAATAATTAAAAAATCTGGAAGATACCAAACATCATTAATTTTAAAGCCTTGATATTCGTAATACCATCTTAAATTTAAATTATCAAAAAAAATTGACCATCTAGCTTCAAGTCTTGAGCGAAATTTGATACCATTTACTACAGTTGGAATTGAGGTTATAGTCATTTTTTACTCCAAAATTTTATTAAAAGTTTTAATTCAGCAATTCTTTTCTTTGCTGCGGTAATCTTTTCGGCTGTCTGCATAAATAAAAAAAAGGGGCAAATGCCCCTATAACTTAGGCTGGGATCGCCTCAAAGTCTCTGCTTCTCACTGGTAATGTGAAATTATCAACATTAATTTCAATCGCTGCTCCTGTGCTTCCATCCCTTCTTTCAAAGGTTTTTAACTTCCCACGACCAACAACAGTAATTTGATTACCTTTCTTTACATAGTTTGCAATTACATCACCACGATTTCCCCATACAGCACAATCAAATTGTGTCGTGGAATCTTGATCATTTGTAAGTAAGGTAAAACTGGTTACTTTTGTTCCCTTTGCAGTTTCTTTCTGTACTGGATCTGAGGCTAAATTGCCAACGGCTGTTACGTTTAACATAATAATTTTTTTAAATAGGGTTGTTAGGTTTGTTCTGCCATTCTTCAATATCTTCTCGGTTATATCGAATAGTATTGTTTAAGATGACAGTCCATTTGGGGCCACTAGGATGACCCCTGCGTGTTTTGGTTCTCCATAGACGCACAGTTTGAGGTTTTACACCAAGCTCTTCAGC